CAGCAGGCCATACTTGCGCTTATTTCAAATTCGCGCAATGGCCTTACCATGTAACCTCCAGATGCCGTCAACACGCAGAAAGGTTAATCATGTCCGACGAGCGTTGGTTAAGTTCTCTTATTGAGAATGTCGCCAAGTACTCTAAGACAAGTAGATTAGACTTGATTACGGACCGCCTATTTGATGAGGCGCTCGTAATTCAGGATCATAATCGTATAACCTCTGTACCGAAGGACGCTCGAAAAGAACGTCCTATCGCAATAGAACCTGATATGAACATCATGCTCCAGCTTGGAGTCGATGGTTTCATTCGTCGTAGGTTACGACGTTGGGGCGTAGATCTTAATGATCAAACCCCGAATCAAGTTCTCGCACGAGAGGGGTCAATTTATACTAAGGGCAGCGATGTCCCATGTACTATTGACCTGCAGAATGCAAGTGACACAGTGTCGCTTCGCATATGCAAACTCTTATTCCCGCCTGCTTGGTGGAAATATCTGTGCGATATCCGATCCCCGAAAGGGGTGCTCCCCGATGGTAAGTTAATACGTTATAGTAAACTTTCATCGATGGGCAATGGATATACGTTTGCGATTGAGTCAACCATATTTGCTGCGCTTGTTTATGGCGTTTGCAAAACATACCTTGGATACTATCCTCGTAGTCGCATAGCGGTGTTCGGTGATGACATAGTCGTTCCCCAACAGTGCTATCGGCCACTTGTGGAATGTTACCTTCCGGCATGTGGTTTCTCTCCGAATATTGCTAAGTCCTTTGGTGGAAATAGCGTGAAGGAGAGTTGTGGGTCTGATTGGATCCACGGACTCAATGTTCGACCGGTGCATCTAGATTCGAAACCTGAGAAGGTTACGGATTTATTTAAAGATAGGAACCGATTGAACCGTTGGTTAGAATTACACCATTGGTCTAATCTTTGCCCCATACTCGACGCGCTCTACATGAAGTGGGTGCCAGAAGCATTCCGAGGAATCACTGGCCCATATTCAGATGAGTGCTACGACTTATGGTGGCATAGTCCTACTCCTCCTAGTCTTAAGAAGCCTGATGGTTTCTATAGACATTGGAGCTTTAGAGCTAAGATGCCTCAAGTATCTGTGAGTGAACACTAGTTTCGGAAGTTGATGGCTCGATTAACTGAGCTTCCTCCTCCTAACAAGTACTCACTCGTACAAAAGATACGGTCGAGCGGATCGGTATTTAGCGTCTACGACTCAAATCGTATTCGCTACTCCGTGACGGCGGTGCGCACCAGTCACTGGTGTTGCACTTACAGTCCGTAGTGTCCTATGGCGGTTTTCGCCACGATAC